ACCACCAAGCCCGAAGGTAAATGGCGGTTCGATGCGTTGGCGGACACCATCCGCTTCGAGTGCGTAGGGTGCGGGCATCGAATCAAGGACACGCCGATTGACCGTCGTTGGATTGAGAATCACGGACAGTTCGAGTCCCAGAATACCAACGCGCCGCGATCCAAGGTCAGCTATACCTGGAACGCTCTTCTTCCTCACTGGATCGAGTGGCGTTCCATCGTCGAGGAGTTCCTCGCCGCCGTGGACGCGATGCGCATCGAGGGGGACATCGAACCAATGTTCACCTTCGTCACGGAAACGCTGGGTGAACCGTGGGACCTCGACCGTTGGCTCATCACCGGCGATGACTACATTCAGCAGCGCAAGGAGGACTATGATTTCGGTGATCCGTGGCCGCTCGAAAAGGCGCGATTCCTGGCATCCGACCGCCAAGCGCGTGGAGGCGAGCATTACTTCTGGGTAGCGCGGGCGTTTGGCGCTGGTGGGGCCAGCCGCCTGATCGGTTACGGTCGCTGCAACACCACCTCCGAGCTAGAGGAAGTCCGCCGGCAACTGAATGTGCCGGTCATCAACGCGATGATCGACACGGGCTTCAAGGCGTCGGAGGTATATCGGTTCTGTCTGGCAACAGGGTGGAAGGCGATGAAGGGCGACGATGCCGAGTGGTTCCTGAGCCAGGACCCGCGCACCAAGAAAACAGTCCGCCGCGTGTGGCGTCGTGTGCTTGTGGACCCCACACTTGGGGCGCGACGTTCGAAGGCACGCCGTCATCTGCCCCTATTCCAATGGTCAAACCCCAGCCTGAAGGATCACCTGGCCTTGTTCACGCATGGCGTGGTGGGCCAGTGGAGCATCCCGAAGAATGCCGGCAGGGACTACGTCGAGCAGATGACCGCCGAAGTGCGGGAGGAGCGCGAAGACTCACGTGGCCGAATCAAAGTGCTCTGGGTCCAGAAGCGGCGGGACAACCATTACTTGGATTGCGAACTGATGATTGACGCGGCCGCAGTGATTTCGGGGCATTTACGGGCGACGGGAGAAGCTATGGAAAAGTGACCGAAGACTCGATTCTAGGAAACCGTTTCCGGAAGGGAATCACTCGTCAGCCGAAAACCAAGCGCATTCCAGCATCCCGGGCATTCATCAACGAGAAGAATATGGTCCGACTGGTCATCGGAATAAGCGATGGGAAAGATGAGCTGGCAGCAATCATTATTGTATGATCGATCATCAGTGAGAATGATTTTTAGCCAACTGCCGGACTCAACCTCAACATTTGAGCACTCCTTGACGAGTCGCCCCTGACCGACCTCAGTGTCACCAGCCAGCAGAAATGAGAATCCAACCAACTCTCGTCGCGCATTGAGAAAGTGGTCTCCGGTCGACAGTTCCATTGGGCTTCGTGAGTATTTCCGCCCTTCATAGTGAAAGGCGGAGGGCACTTCCTTTCCATTAGGAATCAGCAAGCGCCCAACATGTGCATACTCTCTGCATCGGAAAATAATGAAATAAGCCGAGCTCACCTCAACAAGGCGTTGAGCACAAAGTTTTGCGATCCTGGTGCGAGGTCGTTGCTTAGGGCAGCGATGATGGCCGCACTTCCGGTCGTATCAAATCCATTGCGAATATCTGAGGCATAATCTTCAAACGCCATTTGCCAGTCTTGTGCTATCGCGGAGGCGGAAGATAGAATCATAATCCCACCGATTGCCGGGAGGTACCGGCCAACCGCTCGACCAAACCGCCTAGCCAGTGATGATGTAGCTGCCGTTAGGCGCTTAGCTTGAGTAACCAAATTTGCACGCAATGACCTCCGAAAGGCTGCGTTAGCTTGCCGTTGACCTGATTCAATTTCTTGAACTAGTCGCTCGGTTCTTCGAAGTCCATATTCCGCGCTCCACCCAGCCCAATCCAACGTGTTCTCATCAAGTTGATCGTAAATCTCCTGGCTTATGTTCCCGATCCGCCCCGACCCAATATCAGTTTCCCCGTTAGCTTGCTTTAAAAGGGCTAATTGTTCTTCTGATGGCCTTGGGAATGGATTCTGCGGCGGATCGAAATTCTCTAGTGCAAAGGCCCCAAACTCTGGGCCAATGTAAATAGAGTGCAGCTTCACATTAAGCACACCAGGAGAAGTTTCAATAGCGGTTATGCCGTGAGCCATGTCGGGGGAAGCATCTAGGAATAGCATGTCTTGACTGACTGCAGCTCCGCCTCCGGAGGGTTCACAAGTCAACGTGAATTCCTCCTCGATAAAGTAGACAGTCCCAAAGGGAAGAAGTGGAGGAGGATACTCACCATCAGGCTCGGTCAATAGAGTTCCACTCAGCACTTCCTCGAAGTTGCTCACCCCATCTTCATCCAAATCTTCATCACCATCCAGAATTGAATCTCCGTCAGAATCGGCAAGCAGCAGGTTGAGACCCACCGCAACCTCGACGCTGTTTCGAAGTCCATCTCCATCAGCATCCGCTGTGTATTCTGCTACAAAATAAAATCCCATGCTACCCAACGGTGCCTGCGCCGCACTCGTTTCTGTTGGATTTGCGCCAGCCTGTGTGACGGGTGGCCCCTCCTTTATCCACCGTTCAATGTTTTCCTCCGAATTCGCGACCGCTTCTTTGAGCAAGGCCGTCAGGTAATCAGCCGATGCCAGAGCTTGGATCTGGCGTTCTGCGAGCAAAATTGCAAGCTGCTTATCAGTTAGCTTACTGTAAGAATAAGTTTGTGCCGATTGTGATTCGACACTCAAGTTCTCTTCGCCGCCGCCACTGGCTCCTGCAGGGAAGACAACTACATCAGGCTGTACGAAAGTGGTTTCTTCTCCGGCTGATGCAACGTAGGCGTCTTCAAGAATCGTCCAGGGCGTGCTTGGGTCGAATGCTTGGCGATAACCGATTATGAATACTTGGCAAGGCTGACTTGGCCAGCGAAGGACGACATCGTTATCCTGAATCGAAATCTGAGTGCCTGTGACTGCACATGCGTTTTGAATAGGGATTGCAATAACCACAGCGAGGGCGAGGAGAAGGGGCTGAATAGCTTTCATGGTAAGATCACTTTAACCCGGCTAGCAGAGTGCCGGAGAGGCGGGAGTCATGTTCGAGAGAAGCCAACAAGCATCGTATTGCTGCCAATGCAGCAAATCCGAATCTTGGCCTGGCTCAAGGCTCTTCACCGAACTTAAAGCGGATTGTAGAAGTCTGGCTCGGTCGCGTCAACTGGCAATAGGACTTCGAAACAGCCAGGATTTGCTCAGGCTTATTCAAATCTTGCTTGAGTAACCAGATCCTCGGATGGATATCCCTTTGGATGCTTCAATACCCAGGTGAAGCGTAACGTTCCGCCTTGGGCGTGAAGGCCCGACTGTTTATCGGCTGAGGAAGGGTTACAAAGCCTGGGAACTCGTCTTCCAAGGCAAGAGCTATCCCGTGGCTGATGAGCGCGCCGTTGAGTTAGTTGATTACCTGTTGAAGCATCCGCCTGACGAAGCCATCCACGCGTCGGAATTGGAAAGTCTGGTTGATGGAGGCTCGGTGATTGACGGAGTGGCGGCCATTGAACCCGAGGGCTGGCGCGGGGGCGAGATTAGTGATGTCGCGACCACAGTGCTGGAAGGCGCGGGCCGGGCGTTGATGGGAAACACTGGAACATTGCTAAAGCGGGAATTGGCGGAACAGCGGAGCATTCGGGACGATGCGACGCTGCCAGAGGCTGAACGCGAGGCCGCGAGCCAGAGAATTCAGGAACTCCTGAAGGCCCATCAGCGAGGAGGAAAGATGGCAGGGAACGCGACGCGATCTGTGGACCGTGTCCGCAAGGCGATCAAGACGTTTATTAGAGAACTGAAGAATGCCCAATTACGTCGGGGCGAACCAAATGTGGTGCTACGCGCGTTTGGGGAGCATTTGGAGGAGTATTTGTGGAAGGCGTCGATGGGCGGGCGTGGACGCGCAGGCGCCGCCGGCCGGCCAGGGTGCTTTACGTACGAGCCGCCTGCTGGCGTGGTTTGGAAGGACTGAGGCGAGCGATAGGAGCATGGCGACCGCGAAGGGAATCCTTCGCGGATTTTTTTTCGTCGGAAACGATTTTTCCGCGCACGGAAGCGTTTTTTCCGCCCATTCGGATTGGACGAATGAAACGCAAGACCGATAAACGCGGACGCCGCAGAACATCGAAGCCTTCCCAAAGCCAGCCTCGCGAAACTCCTAGGGATAGGAGGTTCACAACTTTGTTTCAGAAGGCAGCAGCTGGTGATGAGAATTCCATCTCCGACCTTTTCAAAGAGTTCGGATTCAGGTTCGGAGAGGACGAACCATGACGGGCCTCGAGGATCTCGTCCAGGCCGCTATTTCGGCCCCTGCGGAACGGCGTGAAGCTGCGCTGCGGTTGCTACAGGGAAACTTCCCCAAACCCGAGCCGTTCCTGACCCTTCGTGACCTGGGACGACGCCTCGGTTTCAGCACGACCACGCTCCGCCGCTGGAAGGTGCCCGGTCACGATCTGGGGGCATGTCAACGCTACCGCCTGAGCGAAGTCGAAGCCTACCTCAAGAGTGAAACCTTTCTGCGTCGGCAGGCCGCCCTGAGGGCGGAACGACGTGACGAACGCGACGCGGCGCGATTCCAATTTGGCGACGGGCTCATCCGGCCTGTCCGACGCCAACACCTTCGAACGGCCGGCAGCAAATTCGCAAACACGTTATGAACGATACGCAAAAGCAAACTCCAAGAATCGACTGGTTCAAATCATTCGGAAACCTCGCCCTCGGCGTCTGGGGCATGGGGACCTACTTCGCGCTGCTGGTTGGCATCGGATGGTTGGCGGTCGCGGTCAGCGGCGAGAGCCGCAACTCGATTGCCTTCCTGGCCGTCGCCACCACCACGTCAGTCCATTGGCTGATCTTCGGATCTATCGAGCGCCACTCCCGCAACTGAAACCCCTCACATCGAAAGGAACAAAGTTATGGCCGTATTACAACAGCCCGTTAGTCACACCAACCCGTTCGCCCAACAGATCGGCGACGCACTTGCCCCGGCCGGGACGTTCATCGCGACCGTCCTCGACATTCGAGACGAGTTCGGCGTCACGCGACAGAAGTTTCAATCGACCGAAATGGAGAAGGTCGATCTGACCTGTTTCTTGTTCGGATTTCGAGACGCGCAAGGTAACCCACATCGGGTCGCCAGCCGTCAGATGCGCATCAGCGGCAACGAGAAGTCGGCGTTGTTCGGCTTCCTGAAAAGCCTGCTAGGACGCGCCCCGACGTTTGGTTGGGATTATTGCTCGCTCAAAGGAGCGAAGTGCTTGCTCACGGTCGAGCACGTCCAACGGCGCGACGGCAGCGGCGTGTTCGCCGCCATCGCCGCGCTGTCGCCGGTCCCGGCCGGGTTCGGTCAATCAGCTCAGCCGGCGGCGCCGATGCCCGTTGCGCCCGCTCCACGACCCCAGCCTGCCCCGCCCCAGGCGCAGGTTCTTACGCCGCACGCGGCGGCTCCCGAAATCACGGCCCCGGACGATGACGTTCCGTTCTGAGTATGGCCGTTCTCTCGAAATCCAAAGTCCCGTCCGGTCACTGGTATCGGCCGGATGGGACTCCCGTTCACAAGCTGCCGACATCCGATGGCCGGGGTGAACGTCCGACGACCGTTCGAGACGCCAAACGTCTGGGCCTTTATCCGAGCGTGACTTCCATTCTGTCGATCCTGGCCAAGCCCGGCCTCGAAAAGTGGAAGCTCGACCAGGTTGCCCTCGCCTGCCTGCGCACGCCCAAGACGACCGAGGAGTCCGAAGACTACTGGTGCAACCGCGTTCGCAACGCGGCATTCGAGCAAGTCGAGCAAGCCGCCGACCTCGGAACGATGATCCACGGCGCGCTCGAACTTGCGATGGCGGGCGAACCGTACGCCGATGACCTGCGGCCGTATGTCGAGCCCGTGATGGCGTGGAAGGAGCAAACGGGCATCGAAATCATCGACCGCGAGGTCAAGCTGGTAAACAAGCGGCACGGCTTCGCCGGCACCGCCGATGTGCTGTTCCGGTATGGGCGGACTGGCATCGGCATCCTCGACTACAAGACCCGCAAGACCAAACCCGGCGAAGAGGTTACCTCCTACGACAACCAGGCAATGCAACTCGCCGCCTACGGCGCGACTTATTGGGGCGAAGAAAACGTGGGCCGCCTGCTCGCCGCGAACGTCTTCATTTCGACCACTGAACCCGGACGCGTCGTAGTGGTGAAGCATCCCGACGTGGTCCGTGACTGGCAGGCGTTCCGCATCGTCGCCGCGCTGTGGCGTTACCAGAAAGGCTATGACCCGAGACAGCACGCGCCCGCATGATTCCCGAGCCGAACATTATCACGCCGGACGCGTGGGCTGTTGCCGAATGCGGCGACACCGTTGCCGTCGATTTCGAGACCTTCTACACCGCCGCCTATTCCGTCGCGGAACTTGGTCTCTGGGCCTACTGCCACGACCCGCGATTCCAGGCGAATCTGGTGGCGGTCACTGACGGCGAACGGACCTGCGTTTGCCCGCCGGCCAGGTTTCCGTGGGACACCATCGCGAGCCGGACCTGGGTTAGCCACAACCGGGACTTCGACCGCGCCGTGTTCCAGCGACTCCAGGAGTCGAACTGGTGCCCCGAGATGGAGCCGCAACAGTGGTTCTGCTCCGCCGCCCTGTGCGCCTACCTTCAACTTCCTCGCGACTTGGCCGGGGCGGTTAAGGCCGTCTTCGGCCAAACCCTGGATAAAGGCCCACGCGCCCGCGCCAAGGGAACGCATCCGACCGAAGACTATTTCCTTGCCGCCGAGATCAGCCGCTACGCCGGTCGAGACGCGCTGGCCTGTTCGACCTTATGGAAGCACCTGGAGCGGCATTGGCCAGCGCAGGAACGGCGACTCTTCGAGCTGACGTCGGAGATGGGCCAACGCGGACTTGCTGTTGACTGGGGTTACGTTCGCACCAAGCGGACCGAACTCGAAGACCTGGTCTGTGCCATCGGCGAGGCCCTACCGTGGAAGCCGGCCACGTCGGTCAAGCAATTCGCCGAAGCGTGCGAACGGATTGGCGTGCTGCCACCGCCTTCCACGTCCAATGCCGACCCCGGCTTTCTCCGCTGGCTCAAGAAACATCTGGATTCCGAGGCCGCGACCTGGGTTCGCCACATGCAGCGGATGCGGTCCGCCAATCGGACGGCGCGGGTCCTGGAAGCGATGGAAGCCCGCCGGATGCCTTCCGGTCGGATGGCGTATGAGTTGAAGTATTTCGGGGCGAGCACGGGTCGATGGTCCGGCGGCGGTGGCCTGAACCTTCAGAATCTGAACCGAAAGACCGCCGAAGGCGTTGACCTGCGCCAGGCGATCATTGCCCCGCCCGGTTGCGTGTTCGGCGTCGCCGACTACAGCCAGATCGAGAATCGTGTCCTCCTGTTCCTGGCGGGGGACACGGATGCGCTTCGACTTTTTCGCGAGAGCCCCGACGCCGATGCCTACGAGATCCACGCCCGACGCACGATGGGTTACGCCGAATCGGAATCCCTTAAAGCGTGGTGCGACCGAACGGGATCGAACCTTCGGCAACTCGCAAAAGCACGTGTCCTTGGCCTCGGGTTCGGTTGCGGTTGGCGCAAGTTCATCGATGTGGCCCGTGTCATGGCCGGCCTGGAACTGGGCGAGGATGAATCGAAAACCATCGTCGAAGACTTCCGCCGATCCAACCCGCTCATCGTGAAACTGTGGAACCGTTTGCACGATGCCTGTGCTGCCCGTGCTGGCCACCACTACGCGCTGCCTCTTCCCTGCACACAGCACGCGTCGCCACTAAAGCGGTTCCTCTTCTACCGCGACGTAGCCGTTCGCAAGGACGACATCACCGCCACCGTGGCCGGCGACCGAATGCACGTCTATGGCGGGCTGATTGCCGAGAACTGGACCCAGGCGACCGCCCGCGATGTTCTCGCCTCGGCCTGGTTGCACTGTTCACAGGCTGGCTTCGTTCCTGTCCTGAGCGTCCACGACGAGCTGGTGTTCGAGTTGCCTGAAGCGACCGCCGAACAGGACCTCGCCCGGATCATCGCCATCATGGAAACGCCCGTCCCGTGGGCGCCTCACCTTCCGCTGAAGGTCGAGGGCAAGCTGATGCCCTTCTACGCCAAGTGACCCATGGCCTTCCTCTACCCACTCAGTCAACGCACCGCTGAACGTCTCCGCGCCATGCCCGGCGAAGGTGGAACCCACCGTTGGCTCGCCCAGGTCGCCAGCGGTCTTCGCCACCTCCTGACCGCCGACGCCTGTTTCAAGTTCCTCCGCCGCTGCTGCGACGAAGCCGTGGCCCATCGCACCGTCCCGGATGCCGAGATCGCCGCTGCGGTGGATTTCGCCTATTCAGGCCAGCAGGTCGTCAAAGCCAACTTCGGACGCAGCCCCGTCGATTGGCCCGAACGCAATCCGGGACTCATCGCTCGGGTGTTCGCGGAAACGGCCCCGGCTTTCGACGCGGAGACAGGCACAGACCTCGGCCCGGGCGATGTCCTTCCGATGGTCTTTCGTTCGGGCGAGCATGTCTGTTCCGGTCGAACGAAGGACAGAGCCTCTATCCGCCCGCTCGAGGAAACCGTTGCCGATGCCGGTTGGCTCCAATTCATCGTCGTGAACCCGATGCGCGGCAAGGAGGCCGTCAATTTCGAGGGTAAGCGGTCCGCCCGCTGCCAGAATAACACCGGCATTCGCCGGCATCTGGTTGCCGAGTTCGACGACCGCGCGCTGTCAAAGGCGCAGCAGGCGCAGTTGATCGGCCGGCTCGCCACGTTTGCCCCCCTGGTTATGGTGGTCGACTCGGGCGGCCAGAGCCTTCACGCCTGGTTCCGGGTCGAGCAGATGCCCGCCCGCGACCACGTCCGGTTTTTCTACGTCGCCTGCCTCCTGGGCGCGGACCCCTCGCGCTGGGACATCTGCGGTTGGCTACGCATGCCCGGCGGCCTGCGGGTCGTCGAGGGCGTCCCGTCCGTCCGCCAGCGAATCCTCCACTTCAACCCCGGCCTCGCCCGTGGCTGACTATTCGCCCATCAACGTCTTGCTGGCCGACTTTCTTCCCGCCGACCTTTCGGAGGCGATGGAGAAGGAGGCGGTCAAAGTCGAGTCCCTTCCACCCGTGCGGTCCTTGGACGCGCTCAAGACCCCGGACAAGGAAAACGACCCCACTGAGCTGATTGCCTGGCGCTTCCTTTACCGTGGGGGCGTCTGCCTTGTCCTGGGCCCCACCGGGGTGGGCAAGTCCTCCCTCCTGATGCAGTTGGCCATCCACTTCGCCGTTGGCAAGGCGCTCTTCGGCATCAGCCCAGGCTCGTATTACCTCAACCGAGGGATGCGGGTTCTCCTCATCCAGGCGGAAAACGACGAAGGGGACCTCGCCGAGATGCGCAACGGCGTCCTGGCCGGGTGCGCCGACCTCTCAGACGCGGACAAGGTCGAGGCCCAGAAGCGGATTCTGGTCTGCACCATCGCCGACAAGAGCGCGGACAAGTTCGCCCTGGCGCTGGACGCCCTCCTTACTGAGCACGGCCCGTTCGACATCGTCATCGTGGACCCGGCCTTCGCCTATCTCGGTGGGGATAGCAACAGTCAGAAGGATGTCAGCCGGTTCATGCGCGAGCTGCTCAATCCCCTCCTGCAGCGCCACCAGGTCGGGATGATCCTGGCGCATCACACGAACAAGCCGCTTCGAGGAAAAGAGAAGGATCACTGGGAAGCCGGAGACTATGCCTACTTGGGCGCGGGGTCTGCCGAATGGATCAACCCGGCGCGGGCGGCCTTGGCCCTCCGGTCGATTGGCTCAGACACCGTCTTCGAACTACGAGCGCCAAAGCGCGGGAAGCGCCTCCGCTGGGAGGACGAAGACGGATCACCGACCGTCACCCAGTTCATTGCTCACCACCGGGACGTTGGCGTCATTTGCTGGCGGGAAGCGGACCCGGCGGAGGTCGAGGAGTTACTGGCCGAAAGCAAACCGGGGCGACGCAGGAAACTCGATCCCATCGAGGTGCTTCACTGCATCAGCGCCAGGGAGGGCCAAAGCCAGCGAACCTACCGGGCGGTCATCCGCGATGCTCTGGGCAGTTCCGAGTCCGCAATCCAGAACGCCATCACCTTGAGTGTCAGCAAAGGTTGGATTCGGTTCAGCATCAAAGGGAAACAGAAGCTCTACGCCCTTACGGAGAAGGGAGAATCTATGGTCGGAAATAAGCCGACCACAACGGACTGGTTTTCCTATTGGTCGGAAATCCCCTCCGACAATAACCAACCAACCGAAGCCACTGAACCCTAAATGGTTATGCGACAACTCTTACAACCAATGGTTGGCCAACAAACGTATGGTCGGAAATCCCGCCCCCTAAAGGAGGACGGGAATTTCCGACCGATGCCAGGGAGGACACGATGAAGGGCCTATCACCAACTCAGAGGACGCTCCGAGCGTTACGCGAACGGGGCCTGGTCTGCGCCATCGTCGAGAAGTGGAACCCGTACGGCGGTCCCCACGGCATCCGCCAGGACCTCTTCGGCATCATCGACGTGCTCGCCCTCGACCCCCAGCGCGGCGTCGTGGGGGTCCAGTCCACCGGCCAGGACTTTGCCGGCCACCTGCGCAAGCTGACGGAAGAACGGGCGCAGGAATGCCTCGACTGGCTCTCGACTCCCGGCACGACGCTCGAACTGTGGGCATGGCGCAAGGTGAAGGCGCAACGCGGCGGCAAGCTGCTGATCTGGCAGCCGCGTGTGCAGGTCCTCACTCAGGCGGATTTCAAACCTCAACCCCAAGGCGTAACGACGTGAAGCAGGAGTTCCACGAAGATTTGATGGGGAAGAAACGCGACCTCGTTGACGCGCCCGACCAGGACTTCGACTGGGAGCAGCTCTACGAGCGCCTGAACGAGGACGCCACCAACGGGAAGAACGATCCGAAGCTCTCCGAAACGGTAGTCCGTCTGCTCCAACTGCTGCTGCCGCCATCGGGTCGGCGCATTCAGCCTGAATCGCTCGGGATGCGCCTCATCGCCTTGGCGTGGGTGTTGAGCCCCGGCTACTTCGAGGGCAACCCCTCCATCCGCAAACTGGCCCGCCGCTGCGGAGTGCGCATCGCCGCGCTGGCGAACTACACGGGTTTTTACAGCCGCCTTCTCGGGTGGCGCAACCGGGGGCAACGCCATGCCTGGAACTGGCTACGCGACGGCACTCCCACCCATAGAGGCAAGGGAGCGAAATCGAAGGTGAAGCGTAACGTTCCCCCTGAGAAAAGACCGGCGAAGTCCGGCTCTAAGCGGCCTAGGAAGGCGGCGGCCTCAGGCAGCGAGAGCAGGCCGGGCAAGTCGGGTGGTGGGAAGACCCCTACCCCCAAGGCAAAGCGCAAGAGAACCGGCAGAGAATGAACGAGACAACCCATCGAGCACCGTTGGCCATCGGCGGAAGGAATCTTTTCGCCCACCGGGGTGGCCAGGAGGTGTGGCGTCAGCCCTGAAAACGCGTATGAACGAACGAAAACCGAAAAAACGCGCAGAAGTTCCGGACGAGGCCTCAGGGCCGGCCGTGAATTGCGCCTTCGATGAACTGGTCCCGCTGGAAAAGCTGGTGCCCAATCCACGCAACCCGAACCAGCATCCGCAGTCGCAAGTCGCGCTGTTGGCCAAAGTCATCGCCTACCAAGGATGGCGGTCGCCCGTTGTTGTGTCGAAGCGGTCCGGCTTCATCGTATCGGGCCACGGTCGCTATGAGGCCGCGAAGGCACTCGGATTGTCGAAGGTCCCCGTGGACTACCAAGACTTCCCGACCGACGCCGATGAGTGGGCGCACCTGGTGGCCGACAACCGTCTGGCGGAACTGGCCGAAGCGGACAGCGAGTCCTTGAAGGAAATTTTGGGCGAGCTGCAGGCGGGGGATTTCGATCTGGACCTGGTCGGCTTTGACGCCAACGCCCTGGCTGGGCTCCTGGCCGATCCGCCCGACCCGACGCCCCCGGAGGATTTTCCCGAGGTGGACGAGGACATCGCCACTGAATACCAGTGCCCTCGCTGCCAGTATCGCTGGGCCGGCAAGCCGTCGTGACCCCGGGCGATCCCAGCGCAGGCTTGGGCGCTCTGCGCCGGGCCATCGATGGGGTCGATGAGGCTCTGGCGAACCTGGTGGCCTGCCGGGTTTGCCTCTCGCACCAGGCGCAGGAACTTAAAATTCGGGCCGGGTTGCCCGTGGTGGACGCACAACGTGAACTCGAAATCCAATACCGCTACGAACAGCACTGGCACGGCTCCGCAACCGTTGCCCGCGCCATCCTCAGCTTGTGCCGTGAAGACTGACAAACCACCCTACCGCGTACCGAGCATGGTCGAGATTGCCGCCGTTCCTGACAACGGTCTGCGAGTCGTCTCAACCTTTAGCGGCTGCGGCGGCTCTTGTCTCGGGTTCAAGATGGCCGGCTACCAGGTGCTCTGGGCCAGCGAATTCATTCCGGCAGCGGCGGAGGTTTACCGAGCCAACCATCCGAACACGATCCTGAACACCCAGGACATCCGAAAGATTGAGCCCAACGCAATTCTTGCTGCCATCGGGCTGAAGCGCGGTGAGATCGACGTGCTGGAGGGATCGCCGCCCTGCGCCAGCTTTTCGACCGCCGGGAAGCGCGAGAAGCACTGGGGCAAGGCCAAGAAATACTCCGACACGGTCCAGCGCGTGGATGACCTCTTTTTCGAATACGTTCGCCTGCTGGATGGGTTGAAGCCCAAGGTGTTCGTGGCGGAGAACGTCAGCGGCCTGGTGAAGGGCGTCGCCAAGGGTTACTTCCTCGAAATCCTGGCCAGGCTCAAGGACTGCGGTTACCGCGTGAGTTGCAAGGTCCTCGACGCGCAGTGGCTGGGCGTTCCCCAAGCCCGGCAACGGACCATCTTCATAGGCGTGCGCAATGATCTGGGCCGAAACCCCGTGTTCCCCAAACCCTTGCCCTACCGTTACAGCCTGCGCGAGGCCCTGCCGTGGATCGTGCGGGGGAAGTATGGGCCGGCCTGGAAATCGGCGGACGCGCCCAGCCCGACGGTGAGCGCGGGAATGTCCTACAACCCCAGCACAAGCCACCAGGGACTGGAGTTGGTCGAAGCGGTCATTCACGACACCAAGGGCAAGTTCCCCTCAGCCGGGGATGTGACGGATCGCCCGTGCCCGGCGATAACGGTCATGGGCAGGAACCAGTTGAAGGTTCAATTCAAGGGCGGCACCGGCGCGGCATTCGAGCAGAAGGGCCAGGCGTTCGACCTCGACCAACCATGCCCCACGGTGTTGGGGACCAAGCCCAACCAGTTCGAGGTGGACATGACCCGCTTCGCCATTGGAAAGGAGTGGGACAAACTCAAGCCGGGCGAGGCGTCGGACAAATACTTCAACCTGGTCCGGCCGCATCCTGACGAACCGTGCCCTACGATCTGCGCGGCTCACGGGCATCCGGGGGTGGCGAGCGTCACGCACCCGACCGAAAAGCGAAAGCTGACCATCGCCGAATTAAAACGCATCTGCGCGTTTCCCGACGACTTTGTGCTGACCGGCACCTACTCGCAGCAGTGGGAACGCCTCGGGCGTGCTGTGCCACCGGTCATGATGTTTCACGTCGCCCAAAACCTTCGCGATGAAATCCTCCTTTGAAGTCCCCAAGCATTGGACCTTCCGCAGCCGGAAAGTGGCGAACCACTTTAACCAGCACGTGAGGGAGCAGTTGCCATGGTATGACCTCGCCACCAACGCGGTCGCCCATTTTGGCAGGCACTACATCCCGCGCAATGGGGTCGTGTATGACATCGGCGCATCCACGGGCAACATCGGCTTGGCGATGAAGGAGACCCTCATCCAGCGGCAGGCACGGTTCTTTGCCATCGAAGAGAGCCGCGAGATGGCCGACCGTTATGAAGGCCCGCCGCAACTTGTGGTCGCCGATGCCGTCTCGTTTGATTACAGGCCGTTCGATTTCGCCGTCTGCTTCCTGGTTCTGATGTTCCTGCCCGTGGACACTCGGGCTTCGTTCCTGCGCCGGCTGCAAGGGCTGACGAAGGCCGGCGGCGCGTTGGTGGTTGTGGACAAGGTTCAAATGCCGCCGGGATACGTCGGCACGGCATTCAGCCGGCTGACGTTGCAGCAGAAGCTCGCCGTGGGCGCCAAGCCGGATGACATCCTGCGCAAGGAGCTGTCCCTGGCTGGCTACCAGCGTCCGCTCGATCCGCTGATGCTCCCGAAGGCGGCACGGACCTTCTTCCAGGTCGGTGAGTTCGTGGGATGGATTCTCGCCGCCCCGGAACGGTAATCATGGCCGACGCCAACTCAATCACCGCCGCCCAGCTCGCCCGGTTGTCCGGATTGACCGACCGTCGGCTGCGCGAACTGGCAAGCGAAGGGTGGTTCCCCAAAGCGGTTGAGGGCCGCTATCAACTGGTTCCCACCATCCAGGGCCTGCTTCGCTATTACCGCGAACGCGAGCAGTCGCGGATCATGCAGGATGCCTATGACAGCATCGGCGCCTGCGCAGCCGCTACCGGGATTCCCGTCTCGACGCTCAAACACGCCAAGCGTCAGGGCTGTTCCGCCTTTCGGGGCAGCCGGGTGTATCTGGCCGCGTTGCTCCGGTGGATGTTCGAATCGCCCGACCGGTCCCGCGTGAACTACGACCAGGAACGCGCTCAGCATGTGGTTTTGCAGAATGCCAAGCTGAAGGTCGAACTGCGCCAGTTGAAGCGCGAACTGCTTCCCGTCGAAGAAGTCACGCACTTGGGCGCGGAACTGGGCGCGGCCATTCGCAAGGTCATCACCCGGTTGCATCGCACCGCGCCATCCCTGGAAGGGCAGAGCGTCGCCGTGATCGAAGCCCGTCTGAAGGAGGAGGAAGACGACATCCTGAAACAGTTGCACACGCTGGATGAGAGATTGAAGGCGTGGCAGCAGGCGGACTGACCCATCTTCACGGTGTCCGCTTCGAAGGGCTGGTCTTCACTGGACCCCATCCCGGTGCGCCCTCTAAGAGGTTCACCGGATGAAACCGGATAAAGTTCCCGAAACGGTCCAGGCGATCATCGCGCAAGCGGGCGGCCTTGGGATGCGGGGCGCCTTCGTTTACGTAGGAGCCCAACACCTCACCTTCAAGTGCGCTGAGCCCGAAGGCGAATACCGCTCCAGTCGCACCTCACGATTGGTGTCCGAGCGCGGCCTTGGAAGCGTGGACTTCGAAGTGGGCGTGACGTTCCGGGTCAACGGCAAGCCGGGCCGGGCCTGGATGATGATCATTGCCTATGAGCCCAATGACACCTATTCGGTCTGGCTGGTCGAGGGGCACAAACGGCGTGAAGCGAGTGCGATGGTTCTGGCCTGCCATCGGGACGTGTATTGCGACACGCTCCAGTCGGTCATCGAGGCGACCTACGACGATGCGATCCGCGAGCACAACCAAGGCTTCATTCCGTTGTCATGAACGAAGCCGATGCTCCCCACCCACCTCGCAGGCGTCGGAAGGACAATCACGAGTTTGGTGTCGTGCGACTGCGTGAGTTGCCGCTGGCGCTGCCTTCCTGTGATTGCCCTGAGCGCATCTACGAATACTGGCTGGGGAACATCGTCTCGGCGCAATGGTATAACCCGGATGTGGAGTGCCTTTGCGTCGTCCACGTCAATACGCGTCGGCGCGCTACCGGCTTCCACCTCGTTGGCATTGGCACGCTCGATACCGTCGTGATGCATCCAAGGGAGATCTTCCGGACTGCCATTGTTCGGGCGGCGGCAGCCCTGGTGATCGTCCACAACCATCCCAGCGGGGACCCAACGCCCAGTGAGGCGGACATCAAAGCCACTCGCGACCTTATGCGGGCTGGCCAACTCCTTCGGATCAAAGTCCTCGATCACGTCATCGTCGGTCGAGCGGACCCGGAACGCAGCCGCCCCTGGGCATCACTGCGTGAGCTTGGCTACTTCGGGTGAGCGGCGGCGTTCGGGCAGGCGGGTTGGGTTCCCTGCAATTCCCTTGGACATGTTCACCTCTCCACCGTAGCGAGACTCACGTTCGGAACGAACGCAACAAAACAATAGATCGGAGAACAAGATGAAAAATACATCAAAAACAACGAAGGAACAGAAGGCGAAACCCGCGAAGAACCGGCGTGAGGCGGCGGCGAAGGCTGCGAAAGCCGACACCGATAACGAAACTGGTGATCGGCTGCCCGCCAATGTCGAGGAGTTGAAGGCGAGCAAGGGCGGGTTGGTCTCATTCCTTTTCCTGTCTGGCAAGGACAAGGATGTGATTGCGAAGGAACTGAAGGCGGCCTTCAAGCTGACCGACGTTCAGGCGGTGAAAATCACCCGTCGCATCACGGGACGGGCGCGCTTCTTCCAGCGAGCCTTCGCGCTGACTTCGGCGAATTAGCAGCCCGCTTCGTCCGATTTCAGGCCCCTCGGCAATCGGGGGGCCTTTTTCGTGTTCAAGCGTTACGCGAGACCGGCGCGACAACCGGCGACACGCCAGCTGCCAAAGAGAAGGTGGGCTTCATTTTAGGCCGAGGTATTTGACGAAGAAAGCAATAAGAATCGCCGCCACAACAGTAGCAAGAATTCCGGCTATCCATTTCACAACGCAGGGAATGCTCGTGCGGAGGTTCTTCTCCAAGCGAGCTCCGGGCCGTTTTGATGCGCGGTCGGCCAGAAGTTGCTTGAGATACTGCCGCCCGGATGCCGTAATTCGAGGCCCTCCGATATTAATGGCTTTGCCGTGGTCCCGCAGCACATGTCCATCTACATAGCCGAGTTCTATAAGGTCTGCGATGATTTCAATCTGGTCGATGGTATGTTCTGGACCGATTTGATTTCCCTCGAATTCTTTGCCTCCTGCCAGCTCAGCGAGAATCTGAACGGTGTAATTCTTACGGGTAAGTTCCTCGGGTGCATCCATACCTGGAAGTAAAGCGCTGTGTTCCTGACCGGGCGATAGAAAAATCCGAAGTTGTTTTCAGCACACGCCTCGACCTCAGGCGTAACGTTCTGGCTGGGATATGCGAACGTCTCGCCACCCGCTCGTCGAAGGTTTCTGTTCGGCCTGCAAACCCGCCGACCGCCGTCCGCCTTGGCAGTGGTGCGAGGAACACGTTCATGTGGATGAAACCTCGCCTCTGCCCGGTCGCTGGCGCTCCGACGCCTCTCCCTGGGTCCGGGCAGTGATGGAGGACTTCGGCAACAACGGGGTTCGTGATATTGCCGTCCAGTGTGCCGCTCAGAGCGCCAAGACCCAAACGGTGATGAACTGCGCCTGTTGGGCCATTGCCGAAGACCCCGGCCCAGCCATGTGGGTGACGGCGACCAAGGATGAGCTGCGCGACTTCCTGCGCGACCGACTCACCCCGACGTTCGAGACTTGCCGGCCAGTCAAGGCGCGGATGGCAGAGCCAACCCTGACCGGGTTCGCCTTCGACGGGATGCCGTTCTATGCGGGTTGGTCAGGCTCGAAGGCGCGGCTTCAATCCAAACCGATCCGCTGGCTCTTCTGCGATGAGGTTCGCAACTACCCGCCGGGTCGCCTTGAGATGGTACTCAAGCGCACGCGCTCCTTCTGGAATTCCCGCCGGTTCCTGATCTCGACACCCGGCACCAAGGGCGATGCGATGGACACAGCATTCCGGGCCGGGGACCAGCGGGTGTGGCATTTCGAGTGCCCGTCCTGCCATCAACCTCAACCGCTCAAGTTCGAGCAACTGAAATGGGAGTCGAACGACATCACGAAGCCCGAGGGCAAATGGCGGTTTGACGCGTTTGCTGACACGATCCGGTTCGAGTGCGTGGCTTGCGGCCATCGCATCAAGGACACGCCGATTGAACGGCGGTGGATTGAGAATCACGGACAGTTCTTTTCTCAGAACCCGAACGCGCCCAGGTCAAAGGTCAGCTACACATGGAACGCTCTGCTTCCTCACTGGATTGAGTGGCGGTCCATTGTCGAGGAGTTTGTCGCCGCCGTGGACGCAATGCGCATCGAGGGCGACATCGAGCCGATGTTCACCTTCGTCACAGAAACGCTTGGGGAACCGTGGGACCTGGACCGCTGGCTGATCACCGGTGACGACTACATTCAGCAACGCAAGGGGCACTATGACTTCGGCGATCCGTGGCCGCTTGATAAGACGCGATTCCTGGCGGCGGACCGTCAGGCGCGTGGGGGCGAACACTACTTCTGGGTGGCTCGAGCCTTTGGCGCGGGCGGGGCAAGCCGGCTGATCGGTTACGGCCGCTGCAACACGACTACCGAACTGGAGGATGTCCGCCGGCAACTGAACGTCCCGCTGGTCAACGCGATGATCGACACCGGCTTTAAAGCGTCGGAGGTGTATCGCTTCTGTCTGGCGACAGGGTGGAAGGCCATGAAGGGCGACGACGCCGAATGGTTTCTGAGCCAGGACCCGCGCACGAAGAAGACTGTCCGCCGCGTATGGCGTCGTGTGCTTGTGGATCCCACCCTTGGGGCGCGGCGTTCAAAGGCCCGCCGTTATCTGCCCCTATTTCAATGGTCGAACCCCAGCCTCAAGGATCACCTGGCCTTGTTTACGCATGGGGTCGTGGGCCAGTGGAGTATCCCGAAGAAGACCGGCAGGGACTACGTCGAACAAATGACCGCCGAGGTTCGGGAGGAGCGCGAAGACTCGCGTGGCCGGATCAAGGTGCTCTGGGTTCAGAAACGGCGGGACAATCACTACCTCGACTGCGAGTTAATGATTGATGCAGCGGCGGTCATTTCGGGGTTCTTGAAGGCGTCGCAAGAGGACAAGGGCCAGACACCAAATGAAGCGGCATAAAATAGTGCTCCGGCCATGACTGAGGGAGCAGTTAGTTCAACTCTGTACGGTTCGTAAGGTTCGCTCCTTAGAAATCGTCTCCATGGCCAACTCCGGGTGTGCCAGGTGGCTTGTCGCCAACCCAAATTCCCCTGAGCCAAGACACCGCAATCTCCTTCCCCTCCGCGCTTTGAAAACTGAAGGAGGCGAGACCATTGTTACGGAGCCAACGGCAAAATCTCAACGTGTGATTGCGCTTCTTCTGATGAGATGGATCTGAACTTTCCCTAAAGAGTGAACCCGTGCCTCGCTGAACAACCATATTCAATCGCCAGTTGATGACCTTGCACGGGTTCCGTAACTCAGCAGCCTCTTTAAATGGCACTTGGTAATCGACAACAAGTGGCTTAACAATTGGATCGGAGAGAATCTGGCGACGCTCGTCCGTGAGAATTTCAGGATCTAAGATGATGCCAAACCAGTCTTGGGATTTTTCAAGACGTGCTGCGCGAATGACAGCTCGTCCGACCAAATGTGAAGTGCCTGGAATAAACTCAGCTTCACCACATGTAATGGCTCCGCGCACCGGCAAGCTCGCAGCAAAAAGATAGGAGCTGAATATAGCAGTCCCCACGAACCTGGAAGAAACTGGCAGCTGAGTCGTCCTGAGAAGCCAAGACAAAAGTATCAGAGAAGGAGAAAATGCTCAAATTGGGATCGTGGCCTATTATCTGGAATTTCCGAGTATCCTTTCCGTCCGGCAGGATTCCGAGTGTGCGAACTATCGGAACCATCGACATCGTCATTTGAAGCCTGCCTATTACGGTCTTGATGTCGTTTGACTCGACGAAACTTCCGAAGCCAAGAATATCCATGAACGATACAAATCGCATAAGCGTAGAAGTGGGCCATTTTACTCCGTGTTTGGCGCCTGATCATAGACTGCTCCTATACTTCTCATTTGTCGAGTGGGAGTTGCGTTAATACCGACCTGAAGGCCTGTTCGGCAAATGTATGCTTCAGCGTATCTCCCACCTGTGCCTTGTAGCGTCGCTTCCATGGTCAATGAGATTTTGAAGCGTAACGTTCCGCCTTGGGCGTGACGGCACGTCCAAGACTCGAAGTCCGGATGCTGGTCCGGGCGCTCAAACTCCAACTGACCGGCGGGGAAACCCTCGTCGGCGCTTTGAACTCGCTTGTGACGTCCAAGTGGACCAGCAGCGTTGTCAACGGGCAGACCATCCTTTCGACCAGCGAAGCGGGAGGTTCGGTCACGTTCACCTTTGACCGGGCCTACACCCCAACCGACCTGGCCACGATGGCTGAGGAGGCTCTGGAATGGGTGAACACGCTCGTGGACCCCGAGAATCCCCCGCTCGACGTGCCTCGGTATAACCGGCTTCATCCGACCTTCCACAAGGCTGTCCTGTGATTCCGTTCCTGCGTCGCCTGTTCCCCTCACCGCAGTCATCGCCCAAACGGGCGAGCTCCGCGCGGCCGCCTCAGACGGCGAACACCGCCCCACCGGTAACACCCGTCCGGCACTATTTCGAGGCGTTGAATACGGTCGATCATCGCACGCCGATCCCGGCCACGGGTCTTTACGTCCACCGGCTCCTATCCAAGTTCAATCGCCTGCAACTCGCCAGTGTCGCCCGTTACCTGTGGGACAATGTCGGGCCTGTCTTCTACGCCACCGACCTGGTCGCCAACTATTCCACGCCCATGATCCCAAGGGCGGCGATCCCGCGCCTGCGGGAACCGGAAGTGGAACGAAGCCGCCAACACCCTCTTCGACGACTGGGCTGACCGCGCCGATTTCACGGGCCGGTTCGACTTCTGGGATCTGCAACGGATGACTTCGTTCTACCTCGACACGGACGGTGAAGTCTTCGCCCTGTGGACCGACGACGCGGGCTTCCCGCAGGTCCAGGTCTTGGAATCGTGGCGGATCGACAAACCAACTGTAGCTGATGACCGGATCTTCGACGGGGTTCAACTCGACACTCAGGGGCGTGTCCTCGGTTACTGGCTGGACGGCGAGACTTTCCTCGACGCCAACGCGCTGGTCTATCTCTTCGACCTCGAACGCTACACCCAATACCGGGGGATGAGTCCGATTCGCCGGGGAGCGAATGAAATGCGGGACGCTGGCGACATCAAGGGATTTCAGAAGGTGCTCTCGAAGCTGTCCACCGTCCTGACGCTGGCCATTCAGGGCGCGCCGCTCGAGGAAAACCCGTGGGGCAGTCCGCCTGAACCGGCTGGGGAAGCCTCGACCAAGGAAGAGACCTCGGCCGAAACCAACGAAAAGCAGCGCACGCCTTCAGTCAACACTTTCTATTTTGCAAAGTTGAACGTAGGAAAACACATCCTTTGTTTCTCTCCATTCCTGTTCGCCCAGATCAATGCGCACCTCGTTCCGCGAGCGCCACTCTTCATACACGACAGCGATTCGTCCTGCGTAAGACCCAGCGAGCACCTGCACCAAATCTCCTTTGTGGAAGGGGCCTCTGTTGATTCTTACACGGATACACCACATGATTCTAAGAAGGACTCCCGAAATCGCGGCGCCGACAAACGCACCAACAGGTACCAACACGTACATCTGCGCCCAGTCAGGGTATCCTTGGATAGCGAGCGCTAAGGTGATACACGTTGCGACCCCAATAAAAAAGGTCGGCCATGTCCATTGGAGTGCAAACAACTTTTGCAGCCGCGATGGTTCAATGGGACGGCCAAATACGGGCACGTGCGGAGGTTCCCGGGGCAACTGAGTTGCCGGGAGGGTCACGAGATGGGGGCTCTTGGTCTTGCTTTCCCACCACGCAACGATCTCTGGAAATAAGCGCAACAACAGGTCAACGAGCTGTTCCGAGTCTGTTCGACGCTTTGAAAATGGACGCCTCGGCCGGTCAACACGAAAAGATGTGGTCCCATTGCCTGGCCTGAGCAAACCGCGCGCCAACGCGATATTTCCCGGCAGAACATCTGAGGCGACAATGTGATTGCCACCGAAGTCGACGCCCTCGACAGGGACTTCGGCAAATTCAACCACGAAACGCGGACGACCTTTCACATCCCAGCGCAATGCGAAAACCTGCAGTACTGCTCTCGCATTGCGCCGGAAGCACGTTACTTTCGGCTCCCCGCTGCGATCCCGAACAAAGCCTTGAGATTCGACATACCGGAAAAAGCGAGATTCAAGAACAGTTTGGAGATGAGCTAGAGACTCCATTATAGCGTCCACATCGATTCCTATTTCAAAGTGCCCGCTGCATTCGCCACGCCTCCGAGCGTTCCGAGCCTTCCCGCGCCCCAGTATGCGTTAGGCGTCAGCCCGGTAGCAGCCCTGCCTTCGAGTCCAAGGAACAGCCGAACAGCTTGCCATTCACCTTCCCAGAATCCCGTCGTCAGTCGATAGGGCTGGCCTGCTGCATTCACTCCTTGTTCGATCATTGCAGCCCTAGCGAGAGGGGTCGAAGGAGTCGCAGCCCGCCCGCCTAACCCGCATTTCTCACCACCGGAGTCCGAAGAGGGGCTGAAGGCGGGTTTCCCGAGAGGTGGCGGAAGAGCAGGGCTTGGAAAAGGAGGTTCGGAGTGGCT